CTGGGCGCAGATGCATGATACGCGCACCAACAAGCAAGGCTATGTCAAAGGTACAAAGCATAAGTTAGACCGAGCGACAGCGCAGCTGAAGCTGGTCGCAATGCAATGCGATGGGACTGAGATAGCCTTGCAAGCCGTTGACAGAGCCGAAGGCTGGGTCGAACGGCTCGAAGCGCAGTATGCGGTTCAGGATGAGATGTATCACACTATCGCGGCAGTGATGGAGGTAGCGACTGGTGTCGCCCACAAGCCGCTTGAGCCTTGGACGCTTGACTCTGGCTCAGAGCCTGAGACAGATGTCAAGAAGGACGAGTTAGCTGCGAAGCTAGCGGCTCGTGGAATAACCCTCGGAGAAGAGGGTTATGTGCCGACAACCAACGGAGTTGGCGACAGCACGAATGTCAGTGGAAAGACCAATGACAAGGACGAAGCTGCGGAGCAGAAGAGAAAGAAGAAACAGTCGAAAGCAGCGTAAGAGAAGGGGGCTAAAGCCCCCTTTTTTTATGTAAGTTCTGATGTCGCCCAGGAGTGGGGGATCGAACTTTAATAGTATGCTGGAACAAACCAACCTACTACCAAGCTCCAAAGTTTTTTAAATTATTTTTTTTATTTTTTTAAAAAGAAAACTAAAATGAGTGAGCTTAATAATAAAGATTGACAATATCTATTGTAACTGCAATTATGCAGCTCTATCAAACGAAAGGAGAACTATAATGTTTGATGCAATTAATACTGAAGAATGGGATTTTCCCATCGAAGTACACCCAACACCCAATGCTATCACTGGCGAACCGCTTACTAACAGTAAGCAAATTGTTCGAACAGATACCAATGAAGTGCTTGGTGTACATAAAAGTGCTTACAAACCTGTGCTTCACAGTGATGTAGTAAACTCAATCGAAGACGCTGTTCTTGAATCAGATGTATCCAAAGATTATTATATAGATACTAAAGTCTATGAGAACGGAGCCAAGCTCAAAGGCACTGTATACTTTCGAGACTTGTACATTGAGAACAAAAAGTCAGCACAAGTTGGTGACATAGTAAACTTCAAAGTAGATTTCTTGAACAGTTACGATGGATCTTGGAGCTTTCTACAAAAAGCAGAAGGCAATAGACTTATTTGTGAGAATGGTATGGTGTCTGGTCTTGCCATAGCTATGGCAAAGTTCAAGCATACAACATCTATTAACATAGAAGGAAGCTCTGATAAAATACAGATCGGACTAGAAACCTTTTTGAAAAACAAAACCAAGTGGGAAACTTGGACAGAAACTAAAGTAAGCAATGAAAATGTTGAGCAGTTTTTCAAAGCAACTGTTTGTAAGGCTTTTACTCGTCAGACAGGTGTAAGTAAAACAAATGAAAAGCAATTAGAAATATTGCTTGGTTTGTGGCAGTCAGAGAAAAGCCAGTTAGGTAGCAATCTATGGGCATTGTATAACTGCCTTACCTATTGGTCTACTCACACACAAGAGCAACGAACACCACACATTGCTAGCTTTAATAGAGAAGCTGATGTTGGAAGAGCTATTCATTCTAAAGCTTGGACTGATCTAGAAACATACGGAGTATACGCATGATTATAAATAACTTGATGAGTATGGATTCATTCAATGTTGAATCTGTAAAAATAAATAAAAGAAAAAGCACTGGCGGTAGATTTATTACCGAGTTTGTTTTCTATTTTACAAATCAAACATCAATAGAACTAAGTTGTTTCAATGAAAACAAACATATTGGTTTAGAAATAGATACTTTTCCAGCTACTTTAGGAGAGATAAATGACTGAGAAAGAAGAAGACTATGTGGCGCAGGTACTTGCGCCACTCGTATCATCACCAACAATCATTGAACGAATGGGTGATGATCTCAAAGACATGAACCCAAAGTTCAACAGAGACAAATGGGTTGATCGAGCTATCAAAGCTTGGGAAGAAACAAACTTACCGAGGTTGTATTATGAAAGTGGAAACGTACACTGAGCAGTGTCAAGAATGCGATGGCTCTGGCAAAATAACATATGATAAGCCAGAGCCTTGGATATGTAGAGACAGCCCACCATCTTTAGAAGAAGTAACAGAAGACTGCGATGAATGTGGTGGGTTAGGTGAAATAGTTTGACAAACTAAATATTCATGCTGCATAAGTGGAGCATGGACTCATATTTAAAACACCTGCAAACAACTGCACACACATTAGATGTTGATTTACTCCTTGCTTTTAAAAAAGCTGGAGTACCTACGTCAACATATTATAGAACAATAAATAATAAAACTGACCTGAGATATACAACAGCTTGTAAAGTTCTGGAATCTATTCATGATCAACACAAGATTGCCTCACAATTACAATCAAATGGTAACAATGCTTATCGAAGCGAGGCACGAAAAGAAACTTAGCCAAGATAAACTAGCAGGAATTATAGGCTGCACTGAATCTTTGGTTCATAAATGGGAGCAACACAAGCGAGTACCATCTGGTTTCTTTCTAATGTGTTGGCTTGATGCGTTAGGTTACGATATTGAAATCAAAAAAAGGGAAGAAAGGTAAAGCTTATTGTGTTGCTTGCGAACAATTATCTGAATACTTCGTAGCAATACTTAAAAACAATCATCGAAGAACAAACGAAAAGTATTGGTATGTATGCTTACGTTGTTATGAGGAAGACAGATGGCAAACAATAACAAGTCAAAAGGAACCTACCACGAAAAGTGGTTCGTCAATTGGCTCAACGAATTCAAAGCGCAAATCAAAGCGAAACGCCAACCCCTCTCGGGCAGCTTGGGAGGAGAGTATTCAGGCGACATCAAACTCACCATCAAAGATCAAGAACTGGTGGGAGAAGTAAAGTATAGAGACAAGTCAGGGTTTCCAAACCCTTTCACTGTCCTCGAAGGCAGAGACATTGCCTTCTACAAAAGACGGAGAGGAACTCCGCAAACGCTAGTCATAATGAGTGGCGAACAATTTCAAACAATAATGGAGAACTTAAATGAAGACTCGAGAAGAGGAAATGAATGAACAAGCTGAAGCTTTTCATCAACGATACCCAAAAGTATCAATACTTTTTGTAAGGTTTGCCAAAGAGATTATTGGCAGAGGTTATAAACACTACTCAGTGAATGCAATCTTTGAACGCATTCGTTGGGAAACAGATGTGCCAGATGTAGCTGGCAAATCTACATTCAAACTCAGCAACAATCATCGAGCATGGTATGCAAGAAAGTTTATGGAAACCTATCCAGAATATGCAGGTTTCTTTAGAACACGACCAAGAAAAAGTGCAGCCCAACTTGCTAACAATAAAGGTGAGTACACAAAAACGGAGGACTTCTATGAAACCTAAATCATTGACACAAGTAGTGACCAAACAAATGTGGAACGCTAGTCTAAGCAGACCATCAAAAGAAATTTATCAACCAGACTTTGATCGAGCAAAGAACTGGAAGGTAGATACCTATCGAGTACAAGCCAATCGTATAAAAGAAAACAAAAAGATTGGAGAACATTTTATCTATGGCAAAGAAGCTGCTGCCCTAGTTCACTATGGCTATGTTACCAAAGCAGAACTGGAGCCGTATCGTACTGAACTTAAAGGAAAATTTTACGATGCTTTCACTAAAGAAGCGGCCGACAAAAAAATAAAGTTGCTCGAAGAAGCACAAGCTTATGGAGAAAAATATTTCAAAGAACTTGCATCCACTGCATAAGTGCAGTAAGTTAAAATTCAAATAACCCCAAAAAAAATTAATTATATGGGGAAGACAAGGAGAACTATATGGAACGCAAAGGTTTTATTGGCGGCAGTGATTGCGTCAAAATTATGGAAGGTCAATGGGAAGAACTATGGGAAGTAAAGACTGGCGTCAAAGAACCAGAGTCTTTACTACGCAATCTTCCTGTGCAACTTGGCATACATACTGAAAACTTTAATCTTAAATGGTTTGCACTGCATGAAGCTAAAGCTGTTGTTGCACATCAAAAAGAATACATAGCATCACTTAATAATATACCAGTCAAAGGTACAATAGATGGTGCAATACAAGGTGAGAATAATATTATCGAAGCAAAGCATACAAATAATTTTTACAATATGGACAAAGTAGTAAACAAGTATATGCCACAAATACAATTATATTGTCACATTGCAAAATCAGATGGGGCATACCTGTCTGTTATTTTTGGTAACAGTAAATGGGAGTGTTTGCACATTGCTTACAACCAAGACTATCTTAATAAGATGTGGGAGTTGGTCACACAATTCTGGACTCACGTTCAAAACAAGGAAAGGCCAGTTGATCGTAAGGCCGAAACTATCTCCACAGAAAATATCTTGCTGGATCAGATGGTGGTGCGTGACGCATCAAGAGACAACGAGTTTGTCTCAGAAGCGCATGCCTTTATCAGCACACTCAACGCCGCTCAAGTCAATGAAAGAGCGAAAAAGAATCTCAAGAATATGGTCGGTCATAACGAACGAGAAGTATTCTGTGATACCGTCAGACTAAAACGTGATAAACGCGGAGCAATCCGTATAACAAGGAGAACTGCACACAATGACAAAGTCTAACTTAACTGAAAAACTAATGAAGGTTCGTGATGAAATACAACCCATCAAGCGTGATGGTCGCAACCCTCACTTCAAAAGCAACTATGCTACACTTGAGAATGTAATAGATGCTGTAACAGAACCATTGAAGAACAATGGATTCTTTCTATTTCATAGAGGTATTAACAATGAGCATGGTATGTGCATTACAACAGAAATAAAACATATTGATGGTGATGGGATACATACAGAAATACCTTTGGTACTTGGCAAAAATGATATGCAAGGCTTGGGTAGCGCAATAACTTATGCCAGACGTTACGGCATACTATCGTTACTAAACTTGCCTACTGAAGATGATGATGGCAATGATGCTGTCGCGAGAACTTCGGTGCCGCAGTCAGGGCGAAGCACCGAAGTTAGTCAAGCGACAAAGAATGTTGTAACTAAATGGCCTAGCTAATTCTTGAGGATGCTCATTGACCCTGAATCTTTGAGCATTTCCACCTGATCGAGGGGCAGGTTCCTCAAGAACCCCTCACCACAACTAAGCAAAAGGAGCCAAAAGCATGGCAGAATATGACAAAACAAATGATGGTGCATTGTTCCCACCCTTCGAAGACATGGAACTTATATTACAAGGTAATATAAATGTTGCAGGTAGAGACTCTCGCTATGCATTTGTTAGAAGAATGACAAGAGATCAAAAAGAATTAGTCGAGGTCTTTGAAAAAGTTGGAGTAATGTTTCCCAACGATAATGAAAAAGAAGGCGCACCTGCTTATACTGGTACAATGTATAATCCAAATGATAAACGTATGCCTTGGACTACACCACCAATGTTAAAACGTATTGCATCTTGGATACGAATGAAAGATGAAAAACCATATATGAGTGTAGAAATATCTGACCCTCAACAAAAATCAAATTCATCCTTGCCAAATGATAAAATACCGTTTTAATAGAAACATAGTTCTCCGCATGGTGACTGCCTGTTTAATCAAACAAACCCATGCGTATACCTTGCCAGCCTCCCATCGGGGCTGGCTTTTTTTTAGGAAAAAAAATGACACCAATTGAAAGAATGAAAGCAGATGCAAAGATCTGCAACTCAAAACTAAAAACAAATAGTAAAGTTATCCATACACCAGAGCCAACGGAATCCAGAGGAGCATCTAAAACAAGAGGCGATGGATGGAGAAACAGCAAACTAAACGATGAAGAAATAGGAGATATTAAATACTTTCTTAGCAAAGGCTGGGATGTAAGATCAACGGCAGTTATGTGCGGTGTAAGTTACAGTGCTGTGCAAAAGATCAAAGCATCCTAATGGATTTCTTTACAGCATTAGTTTTAGTTTATCATATTAAATCTGAAGAAACGACAACAATGATTTGGTTCAATGATTACAAATCTTGTTACGAAGCACAGTATGCAACAGATAAACTATACAACTTAGTTAACGGTACAGAAATGTACTGTCTTGAAAGTGATGTAGCATCACGAATTATCAGACCAAAACGGAGACCACAATGAACAGTGATTTAATAGATATAGAAATATCCTGTTTAGAATTAGCTTCAGGTAATTATAAAAATAAAAAAGAATTAGAAGAAGAACTATATAGAATATCTAATTTAGCTAGACTCTTAACTCAAAGTGGGGCGCATCAATAAATGGACGTTTGCCTTGCGATCTTCGAAGATCACAGTATTCATTCAAAGCTTGCTCCATTGTGCCATCGTACTCAGCAATATTATTGATGTGCCAAGCGGCTCCCCATCTAACAGGAACACCAATATCTTTAGCTGCTGACTTCATCGCATCAGCAATTTCATCATACAGTTTTAATTCCCAACGATCACCAACACCTTTAATATAAGCCATAAGATCTACCGCATAACCATCTAAATGCTTAGACTTCATAGTTTTAGAAGCACCTTTGGCAACCAATGCTCTTTGTTCTTCAATGGTTCTTAAACCACAGATACAAGAAAAGTCCTGTTTACTAACACCAATAGCATACTTAACTATTGCAACCATGCGCTCATCAACACCTTCAAGTTTTGCTAAACTTCCTTTGCCTAATTTAAAACTCATTTCTTAAAACCTTTCATTGTACGGATTCCAAAGCTTGCAGCTATGGAAGCATACATAGCCCAACTAAACCACTGCGGAGCAGCTTGTAAATTCTCAAAACCTTGTTTCATGTACGGCTGAAGCCAAGGAACAAATGAACCTAAAACAATAGCTATGAAGCAAAGAGTCCAAGCTTCATCTTTCCAGCTATCAGAACTAGCCTCAATAGCAGCTTGCTCCCAACTAATTTCACCAGTAGCAATCTTCATTTTAGTTTCAGCTTCAGCAGCTTTAACTTTTGCTTTGCTGTCAATAAATGTTGTAGCTAAGTTTGTTACGCTTGAAAGTATACCAATCATTCGCCTATCCTATCTGTCTTAGCTTCTTTGCCTAGCCAAAGTGCAAAAGATGCAGAAAGCATTGCAGTGACAAGCGATACGAATGCGCTCTGTTGAGTTGTTGGATCGGACAAAGTCATAAACCACAAACAAACCTTCCAAGTTAAAATAATTTGGCAAAGAAAAGCTAGTCTAGGTAGTATCTTCAGCTGATCTATCGCGCTTGCTGTTAATTTCACCATTGCAAACTCCTTTTGCTATGCGTCTTTCACTTGTTTGTATAACTAATTTACCATCATCTGTATACACAACAAACCTATCGTATCTAATTTCAACCAATATCAGGGTAAATAATCCCAGATGTCTAACCAACCCATATAATGCAAATAAGCGGTAGAGCCAACAGCAGCCGCTGTGAGAAGCAAAACTATTGCTGCTACAGTAAGACCTAACTCAGCCCTTTGCTGTGCTTCACGCCTAGCCTGAGCCTCCGCTTCACGCTTCTCTGCTAAAACTTCTCTACGAATCTTTAATAACTCTAGGTATTTGCTTCTGCCATACGTCTGAGTTATCCATTCTTTAAGTTCTTCTTCAGCTTCCGCTGCTTGTCTAACTTTTGCCCAACGATCCAACGCCATAGCATTTGCACTTTTGCTTGATATACCTTTTTTCTGTAGAGTTTTCTTTGCTTGGTCAGTCGCGTCAAAGAATTGTCCAATTTGTTTAGATAAACCAGCTACTGTTTTACCAGCAGCTAATCCTGTTTTGATACCAGCAAGAATTGTAATTGGGTCCATAGCTACATCGCATCTTTTCTAGTAAACTCCACAGTCTTTTCTAGTATAGCTATCCTAGATTGTAGCTTAATGATCTGCATCATATGATCTGCCATGCCACCCAAGTCTTCCCAGATCATTTCTGTTTCTTCCCAAAGATCATTAATGTCTTCATCAATATCATTTAATTTTGTACTATTAGCTAATATATCTCTTTGCATATTGACTTTGTCCTGTATCTCAGACTGCGCTGAAAGCTGAGATACAGTTTCTTCTAATGTAGAAATGGTACTAGCTTGTTGAGCAGTCCACCAAATAAAACCACCGATCTGAAGTACTACTACTCCAATAATACCGATACTTACTTTTGGTAAACTGTCCACACTATATCCATTAGTTAACTATTTCTGCTTCTTCTTTTTCTTCCAATGAATTAGAAAGCATTTTTATAAAACCATCTCGACCAACTTGCAATTGTGCTAAATTAAATTGAGCCGATGCAATCTTCTGATCCAAAGAACCAATATGATTTATGCAAGCTTTTGACTCGTCTGATAGTTCGCTTTCTTTGTATTCTACATCATCAATCACGACCTTTTTTTCTTCAGTCATTCTTAACTCCTTCTAGTTAAATTACCACGGAACCCCCGTAGCTTGGGTTGGCGTTTTTAATAACGCAATCTGAGCCGCAAGTGCAGCCTCAGTATCATCTTTACCAACATCAGCTTGCGCCCATGCAATACAGTTAGCTTCTGTTACTTTATCATAAGCAATGAAGTCGGAAGCAGATGGGTCAGGTGTACAACCTACTGTGCCATAACTTAAAACTGAATGGTCGCCATCAACTGCACTGCATTGCCAATGTATTGTATCAATACCACCTGTTGCTGTAGTTCTTTCAACTGTGGGAATAGTCCAAGTAAAAGTTATTGCCATAATATTATCCTTCTAATGCTGCTAGTCTTGTTTCAATATCTGTTAATCTTTGTTCTGCTCCTGCGCTAATAAACGAAAGAAGTTGCTCATACCTAATTCCTAGTCTTGTTATCTCTTTATCATCATTATCTTTCCAAGTGTCAGACATATACATACCATATTTAGCAGCATCTAAACCCTCGGCTGCAAATGCAGCATGAACCTCTTGCGCTATTGTACCTGTGTGTGTTCGAGCATTATCACCCTTTGCCTCAACAGCATCTATTCTTCGAAAAGTTCTAAATGTTTTTGCTAGTCGTTTAGATACTGCAAGCTCTGTAGCTGTTAACTCTGCAATATTTTGTTTTTCATTTTGGTCAGATGAACTTGATGTCCCGTTTGAAAAATAACCCGTGTGAAACCTAGCTGAAGTAGAACCCATATCAATAGTTCCGTCACACGCAGAATTTGCTTCTAATGGTTCAATTTTATGAGTAGCAAACTCTAATCCTGCATGGTCTGCAGTATAACCTCCAATAAAAAAGTTGTCAGTTGACTTAATCCCTGCGGTAGCTACATAAACGCCCTGCCTTCTAAAATAAAGCATATCATTATCACCGTCAGTACCAAGAGCTAAAGGCGCACCGCCGTCACGATGAACCTGAAAACCTGAAGAAGGATTATAAAGAGCCCCATTAACATGGCTAGCCACAGGAGATGTGCTTGTGGTTCCCAACATAATGTTTCCTGATCCATCGATACGCATACGCTGTGAGCCGTTTACTTGCCATTTCATAACGTTAGCACTATGGTCATACTGAATATAACCAATATATTCACCTGTGCCACTAGTTGTGTCACTAAAGAAAAGACTTCCAACACTGCTTGTACCAGACCGTACCGTAATTCCAGAGTGACCAGAATCTTCTATTGTTAGATTATTTGCGGTTGAATGACCCTCAGTAGTTGTGCCAATCATTACATTGCCATTGCCTTTAAGAACTAATTGATCTGGATTACCATCTCCATCAACTCTTATTTTCATTAATGATGTAGTGCTTGTATAAGTAGGATTAGCTTGAATTGTGCTTGTTGTACTCCCTGACTGGTCGTAAAGTAATTCTAAACCAAGAGAAGCACCATTGCCGCCTACTCGTAAAGACCCAGAAGTTGCACCTGAATCCATAACATGAAAAGTGGAGAGTGGGGAGGAGGTGTTCAGACCCATATTACCTGAGCTGTCGATACGCATACGTTCACTAAAACTAACTGCACCATCTGCTGAACCAGAAGCAGCAGTTTCAACACTAACATATCCCCCTGCTTGCACCACACGACTTGCATAGTCAGAACCAATATATTTGTACCCACTATTGTAATACCAATTATGTCCTACTTGAGTGCTACTTGTTGTAGTAGCAATGCAACCCCTAGCACCTACTCTAATACGACCATCAAAAGTATTCCATGTATGTGTATCTGTTGTTCCTACTGCAAGCGTTCCCCCAGAATCAATACGCATACGTTCTGTGTTGCCACCAGTGGCAAACTTAATAATCCCAGAACCATTGTCTGACATAATACTTAGCTTACTATTTGAGTACAGTGCTGTTTCACCTGTGCCTAACGCACCATATGCTGCTTTCCCACTACCATAAACTAAAGGCCCAACAATTTGACCACCGTCATTACCGGCAAAGAACGAAGCATCACCACCTGAGTCTGTAGCAAAGGTGCGTGTGCTTACACTACCAGTTCCTGACACATGTAACTTATGCGTTGGCGTTACACCAATTCCAACCTTATTATTAAACGTAGCTGACCCTGCATCAGACATATCAAGAGTAAGTGCAGTAATAGTAGAACCACCATCTTTTCCATTAAAAACTATATCTTTATCTGAGACATCTGATTGAAATGTAAACTCTCCAGAACTTACATTTCTTATTCGTCCTATTTGTGTACCACCATCTTTAAATATTATATCAGCCCCATCAGCATCAAGAATAATATCCCCTGCTACATCAAGAGTAAAATCACCAGAAGCATTACTAATTTTATCTCCTGCGCTAAAAACAATATCATTACCACCAGTAGTATTACCTATACCAAGAACAGTAGATAAGTTTCCTGCGCCACCCCCTGCAACCTGAGCATCAACGTAAGCCTTAATACTTTGTTGAGTAGCTAAATGCGTAGCACTGTTCGAAGCAAGGTTGTCTTCGTCTTTGATTGCCGTTCCACTTACCCCAGTATTTAAAACGGCTGATGTTAGTGTTTTGTTAGTAAGCGTATCTGTAGTCGTTTTGCCTACAAGTGTATCTGTAGTAGCAGGGAGCGTAAGGGTAATGTCACCGCTAAAATCAGAATGAGCAGGAGCTTGAACCCTTGCACGATGAGCATTGCTAGACTCACAGTAAAAATCTACATAAGATTGTGCGCCACCATTCTTAATTGATATAGCACCCTGAGAAATACTAACTCCACTAGCTCCACCAAATGTTGAAGTTCCTGTCATTGCTGGGCTCGTCATTGCAGCACTTGTAATTGTAGGGTTAGTAAGTGTCTTATTAGTAAGCGTCTGTGAGCCTGTTAATGTGACTACAGTTGAATCAATAGAAAGAGTAGATGAAGTTGCAGTAAGACCATTTGTAGCATTAATATTTAAAGTAACAGTGCCACTTGTGCCACCACCAGTTAATCCTGTGCCGGCAATAACACCAGCTATGTCGCCAGTTCCCCCTGAAATTTGTGCATCAACATAAGCCTTGATTGATTGTTGTGTTGCTAATTGTGTAGCTGAATTTGAAGACATATTATCTTCATCTAATATAGCCGTTCCAGATACACCTGTGTTTAACACAGCACTTGTAAGAGTTTTGTTTGTAAGTGTGTCTGTCGTTGCCTTGCCTACTAAAGTGTCAGTCGCATTAGGTAAGGTTATTGTTCTTGACCCATCAAGTGTATCAACAGCTAAGTCTAAAGTATTACTATTTTGAAAATATTTAATTGTTGGAGTTGTATCGTTATTAAAAAGAATACGTTGCTCACCTCCTGTGCCAAGAATATTTACTTGACCACCCACAGGTTTAATATCAATATCTCCGCTTCCACCGCTTTCTATTGTAAGGTTGCTACTAGTAAGTATTCTACTTCCTGCACCACTTACTCTAAATGTAAATGAAGTTGTGCCAGCATCTTTAAATAATACTTCGCCACCATCAGCATCTAATATAACATCACCAGAAGCATCTACAGTAAAATCACCAGTAGGTGATAAAGTATTTTGATTTGTTAATGCAACTGTACCGCTAGCATCTGGCAAATTAATTGTTCTTGATCCTGTTGGATTAGTAACACCAAATGTTGTTGTATTACTATTTTGATAAAAAAGCATTTCTGGAGTTGCGTCATTATTAAATTGTATTCTTTGCTGACCAGAAGTTCCTAGTATGTTTACCTGTCCACCAGCTGGTTTTAAATCAATATCATTTGTGCCAAGAATAGTTCCAATAGTAACAGTGCCTAAAACTAAATTAAGATTGCTAGAAGAATCTACAAGTAAAGCTCCATTTGAATCAAAAGACACAAGCTTAGACGCTCTATTAGCAGCTGTAGGTAATACCATAGATTGCTCGGCATCAAAATCTGGCAGTCTTATTGACCTATCTACTTCATCTTGAAGATCTGCATTAATAGCAATCATTCGATCAAGTTCTGTATTTAACGAAGCAATATTAAATGGACCAGATGAAGGAAAGTCTGTTGTTCTATCTAAATCTATTGACCTTGTAATAACAACAGTAGAGCCACCTGAAGCACCAGTTACACTTATAGCAACAGTGCCAGTCGAACCATCACCACCTGATACAGTATAATGTGTTGTAATTGTTTTTAATGTTCCATCAACATAAACATTAAGATCTCCATTATCAAAAAACTCAAATGGAACAGCAAAAGATGTTTGGGTAACACCTTGACCAACTGAATAAGATACACGGGGATCATTATCTGATAAATTGATCGTCATACTTCACCTCTTTTTTTATGGAAATAGCAGTGAATAAATAAACTCACAACGCACAAATCAATATCTACCGTACCCAGCAAAACCGCCATCATCATCAATTGCATTATCTAATGCTGATGTCATATCGTTTACTAAACCATGAATAAACCAAAGCCGCATATATGGTAATGATCGAATAAGATCTTTAGAACCTTCTCCATAGTTGCCTTCATATAGTTCATTCATACCTTCATAATATTGTTGAAGTATAGATGGACCAGCACCGCCAACAGCAGTAAGTGCATTTAAATAACTTTCTTCTTCAGGAAACTTTGGACGAACTATACCCTCCATATAGTTTTGACCAGTAAGTGCCATTGACATAGCCATACTTTGATAAAAGAAATCTGTGTAAATAGCAGCAACACCAGAGTAATCAAATGCTCTTGCCAGCTTATCAGTCATAGGTAAGTTTTCCCAAGCTCTTTGACTTCCTGTTGATGTCATAGATTTAAGCTCAAGACCAAGATAACCTAGTCCAATCATCCACATTGTACCAAACAATGGTGACTTCATCTGACCTGTTGTATAAGCAGCAATAGTTTTATTTATGTTTGCAAGTGTATATCCATAGAACTGAAAAGGTAAACTAAGCAAACCATTTTCTATTCTAGCAAATCCTTTATACTTTGGATCTTCCTTCATTCCAAATTGTCTTGCTATTCTCATAGGAATAAGAGCAACGCCATCAGCTAGCCTTGGTCGATCAGCAGGTGTAGCCATCATAATAGTATTTAAAACACCAGAAGATAAAGATCTTCTAAATCTTTGTTGTAATTCTAAATCAGTCCATTCATCCGTGTTTGCATAAATTAAACCTGAGTCACCTTTTTCCCACTTAGTTCCTGTTTGGGTTGCAAGTTTTTTAGAGTCCTCAATAGAAATATTATTGCGTCTTAAATATTCTTTTTCCCATTTTTTAATTTTGGGTAAGTTCATTTCTTTAGCAAGCTTTGGGTTTGATTCTTTAATAGACATAGTAATCAACTGATCTTGTCGAACTATCCCATCTAATCGTTTTAAACTTTTTGTAATAGGAGTAAGTAAATTTAAAATATAAAAAGCATCTTTGCCACGCTCCCAAACATTATGGTACAATGGATTAGAATATAACTCATCGCTAAAACGCATACTTGTACTTTGCAATGCACCTTCTAAAGCTTCACCAGCTTTAGCAACTTCATCAGCAGCAAGCTTAACTCTTAAATCACTGCGAGATAAAATAGCTTTAAGAGTACGACCAACACCGTGTTCTGCCATGACTCTACCAAACTCAGATAAGGTAGAAAAACCAACACGACCCATATAATTAAGAGTTGCAACATCTTTTAATACTTGAGTTGTTCTTTGGCTCCAAGAATGAGGCTCTCGAACAGCAGTATTCATTACTCGATCATACGCTGTTCGCATATCAGCAACAACTCTATCAGCTTTTTCATACTTCATTCCTGAAGCAATTAACTCATCAAACTTTTCTTCAGCAATGTCATCCATTGTTTTGCCATTAAACTTAACAGCAAAAGAATAACGAGGCGCAACCTTCATAGTGTAAGCCATAAAAGTAGTAATAGGATTTGTTTCTATAAAGTCTTTGACCAAATAGTTAGGAATATCTAACTGACGGTGCATCATATGTTTTGATTTACCATAACCAAAAAAAGAGTTTTCAAAACTTGTTTCATCAGACAAACCAAGAATATTATCTATTGTTTGATTTACTCTTTTCTCAATGTCTTTTGGATCTTTGCTTACTCTAATTCTTTCAGTTGGATTATCTGGCGACCATCGAATAACTTCAGGATTTTGTTCATACCAATCGTAAAGTATTCTAAAAAAAGCCTGTCTGTTTTTTTCAATAACTTTCTTTTTCCAATATCGAGGGTGAAAGATATCTTCATTAGGAGGTTTTACACCTGCTGTTTTTTGTGACAATTCAATATCATCAATAGTTGCAAGTATACCATCATAGTGCGCTTTATACTGAGCAAGTCTAGTTTGAACTCTATTTAAATGTTTTGCCTGACTTTTACTTAATCCAAGTTGTTTACCTGACTTTGATTTTGTTTCGTAACTTTTGATTATATCTTCATTATCTTTTATAACACCTGCCCAAAAAGTTTTTTGTTTTTTAAAATGATCAATTGTGCCAATTAATCCAGTGTCAATTAAACGAGTTTCCCATTTCTTGGCATAGACATTAAGAGCATTAATAACTTCTTCTTCTATTGCGTTATCACCTTTTAATCCATCAATACGTTTTTCATTTATCTTAGAAACAAATGCATCAAACTTTTTTTGTTTACCTAATGGATAATCTAAAAACTTAATAGTTCCTTCAGGTGTAGATCTTGCAAAAGCATTAAGCATTAAACCATATAACTGTGCTGTCTCAGCTTTATATCTTGGTTGATCCATATGAACAGAACGACCAAGTGTTTGACCATTTACATGAGCATTATGTAGCTGACCTAAATCTCCTTCTATATCATAGTGAGTTTGTTTAACTGATATTGGAACAGCATCATCTAACATATTCCTTTTAAACCCACTCGTAGCAAACTTAAAAAACCAACTATTGGTATACCAGTTTTTTACCAATGAAGGATCTGGTGGTGTATCACCTAAGTTTGCAATAAGTTCATCTGTTTCTTCTGTTGTAGTTTTAATAGCTTGAGGAGCCTTGCCGCTTTTAACTAAGCCAATCAAACTACCTAAAGTAAAACCAGCTATGCCAGCCGTACCAATGTTTAAAGCAGAAGCAACAGGATCTCTTCGAACAGGATCAGAGGATGCAATAATAGCTTCTTCAGCAGCCGACAAAATAACATTAGCTTTACCAACATTAATACCTGTTTGTATGGCTGTCTTACTAAGGCCAATAGGCAATGACACTAAATTAATGGGATCAAAGAAAGAAGATAATACTATATTACCTATTGAAGAATTAGCTAGTGTTTCATTTCTAGCTTTAGATCTATCTATTCGATCAACCAAATAGTTAAGATGATCCTCACTTCGAGCAAACATAAGATTAAAAGCATACTTATGATATGAAGGATCAAGCTCACCAACAGCACCAACAACATCATAATCAGGATCAAAGTCCATCATCTCATCGCCCATCATTGTAAAGTTCTCAATGAATGGCGACCACTGCCCTGCTATAGCTCCATACGTTTCTAAGAGGCTTGCTTTGTCATCTACTGTAGCAAGGGGATCTCTTGTTGTAGCTAAGTACGGAGTTACTTTATAAGCATCAATCATATATCACCTAATATAATGGCACTGGTTTTGCTCTGTTACCACCAAGAAGAGTAGTTGCTTGATCAAAAAGTTTTTTAAGCTCTTCTGCACTTAATCTTTCTCCAACAGAATCCGCACTGCCAATATAATTTTTCATTTCATCAGATATTTGAAATGCAATAGTCATTTGTTTTTCTGTGCCTTCGTGAATAATAATTTCTTGCAATTCATAAGTACCTAAATCGTCTACAAACATAAGCTTCATAGGCATAAATGTTTGATCTTCTGGTCTTACCAGTTGAGGAAACATTGGCATTAAAACAACTGGTATTTTTGCCCCTTCACCTGTTATGTTTGCAATAGGTCTTTCATTAACATGATCATACAAAGTAAAACCAAACTGACTAAGCTGGCTTTCTACTGAGTTAACAAAAAATTCTTTTTCAGCAGGTGGTAAATAGGCATCAAGAGCATGACGTGTTCTTGATTTAGAACCTACTGGTCTTGACTGATCTAAAACGTATTGAGCTTCTTTATATCTTTGTTCAAACTTTTGTTTTATTTCAGCCTTAATTTGTTCATATGGTAAATTAGAAGCTATTAAAAATTCAGTGTAAGCTCCTAACTCAGCAGATGTAGCTAAATCATAATCACGACCAAGAACACTTTTATGTCTTAAAAAATCTTGTACATTTTTTACATCTTTTGAAGTTGAAGCAAACAATTTTGCCCTTCGTAAATCAGCTTCTGTTTTAGTTGGCTCTTGAAATAACTTGTTTGTTTCCGTCATTGCTTCTTGAGCATTAGCTGTTCGACCCTGCACTCTACTTCCAAGTGCATATCTTAATTTAAGATTTTCTTCATCAGAAAAAAATCTTTCTGTTGTATTTATAACGTCACCTTTTGGTGTTCTATACTGAAACATCATACCCCAAAAATCGAGCAAATTATCAGCATTTGGCGCATCACCAAGATTAGTAAAAGTTTTAAGACTATTAACAATATTTTCTGGCATACCTAAAGCTGATATACGCAGATTATCTTCAGTCCAAGTATCTCGATTAGCAATATTAAAACCTTTTTCATTTAATATTAATTGAGAAACTTCACTTGCTTTAGCTGGAGTTGTTTGACCTAATCTAAACAGCTCAATTTCTTGAGCAAACTCAGCTTCTTTTCTAGCCTTTTCTTCTAATCCATATTTATCAACAGCTTCTTTTTCTATGCGTGAAGCAATAGAAAATTTCTGTTCGTCTAATAAATCTTTAATAAGATTATCTACTATTTCTTTATTTTGCGTTTTTAAAAACTCTCCATCCTTACCTGTTCGTATGTAGTAAGCAAGAGATTTCATAAAAGAAGAATTGTTATTTGTTGGAGAAGCCATAAGATTATTTAAAGTATTTTGAACATCTTCTACTTCAAAACGTTGTTTTAATTTTTCTTTAATTTGTGCAACACCAAGCATACCTTTTGTTACTGTATCAAAATTATTAAAATATTTACGAATATCAGCTACATTTGCTTTACCATTTTGATAATCTACTAATAAATCTCTAGCATCCTTGTCTAAATCTAAAAGAATGTTTTCGCGTTTAAGTTGCTCTACTGTTGCGCTAGTTGATTTATTTATTTCTGCAGAAAACTCACCTGCTGTATTTTCATCTAACAAATTATATTTGTCTAATAATACAATTGCTTCTTGTTGCTGTAGAGTAGCTTGAGCATAAGCATCACTAGAAGTAGACATAGTTTGCAAAGCAGCTATAAAATTTGCCGAATCACCAGTAGCCGCAGCACGTTTTATAAAGGGAAGAATTAAAGCTTTTTCATGTGCAGTCTTATCTCTTTGGCCTTCTGCCGTATTGTATTGAGAATTTTCTATTACCTCTGTATCTACCCGATTATTAAATTGTTTAATTTTTCTTGAGATATTAAAAGCAGTTTGTTCAAGATCACCACCCTCTGCAAAACCTGATCGAGACTGTTGGCTTGCATATAAAGTGTTTTCATCAATTGCAGAAAAAACAGTTCCAATAAATTTATCTTCTCGTTCCTGATCTGATACTCTTGTAAGCTCTTCATCAAATGCTTTGTTACGTCTTTCAATAGCAAGTATATTATCAGCATCACTAAATGCAGCATTAAGTTCACCCATAACAGTTCTTCTGTTAGAGCCTTTTATCATTTCTTGAATAGTTGTTTTTCTTACACCTTCTTCTGTACCATCAGTATTAAAATAAAAAGTTTGTTGATATATTTTTTTTACTTTGTCACTTTTTACGTTTGGTAATGAAGCACCAAATGTGCTTATAAGATTTGTAAGTTCTGCTCTTTCTAGCTGTGTTAAATTTTGTCGTGATGCTTCACCAATAACAAAAGAAGAAGCAATTTGACCAGCAGATTGATCAATATAATTTTCAGTAGCACCATCTATTAATATATCAGAATCAACGCCAGATTGAGTTGCTACGGCTCTTTGGTAAGCATATGCTAAAGCATCTTCTGTACCATCAACACCATTATTAGCCATAACAGCAATTTTATTTAATGATTCATCATTTGTTTTTGCAATAAACTCACCGTTGTTTTTACGAGATCTATTTCTTTGAGTTTCAAGTAAACCTACATAAGTAGATTCTTTAACAGCATTACCAATTTTATTTACATACTCTTTAAAACGTCCATCAGATGTTTTTGAAAACGTTTGTAAATAAGCATCCATTTCATTTTGAAAGCCAAGAGGATTGCGATCATGTTTTACTCTAAGCCTTTGTGCTTCTAGTCGAATATCAGTATCCATTGTATCAACGAATCTTTGCTCGACTACTTTTTGATAAGCTTCTCTTGCAATGCGCCCAAAACCTTCTGGAGCTTTTAATGCCACAGGGTTTCCATCTGCATCAAAAGCTTTAAACTTGGAAGTTTCAATAGCATTAGCCGCATCAGTACCAGCTTTTTCTGCGGCTGCTGCATCAATACGATAAGCCTTTGATCGTATTTCTTCACCTGCATTTTGATATGCACGACCTGTTGCACCAGCATCAGTATCAAAACTAACAACACCTATTCTTTGATTTGTAGCTGTACCTTTTCTACGAATAACTTCTGCCATTTACTATCCTCCACTGCCACCTGCAGCTGCAAAAAATCCTGATTCTTGCAAATCGTGCAAACCTGACATAAAATTAGCGGCACCTGATATTCTTATAGCTGATGCTCTATTTTTACCACGTTGAACTTCAATTAAACTTTGAAGGGTTTGTTTTGATTTTTCCATATTTGCCTGACTTGCCATTATAGCAAGATCATCAAATGTTATATCTTTTTGAGAATTCATAAAAGCAGTAACACTTTGATCGTAATCTCTATTCTTTAGCAAAGCTCCTTCATTGTAAGCTATATCATCAAACATCTGAGCATATCTTTGTGTTTGTGCTTGAGAAGCAGCCGCTTCACCTCGAATACGATCTGTAATCATATTTTCAGCAGTATCTTTGCTTTGCTGTTCTTCTGCTCTAGCAGCATCAGCAGCACCTTTAAGTGCTAAAGTTAAACCTATTACTTGGAATATAGACATTAAATTATTAACTCCGCTATTAAACCATTAACTTGTAAATCTAATGGTGCATCTTGTGTTATTGTTATTTGAGGGTCTCTATTATATCCAAGCAATCTAAATTCTTTTTTACCACTAAAGGGAGTTAATTGCTGAGATAAATCATCAGTAACATTTCTAATTACTAAAGCTGTATCATTTACTTTAACAGCTAATGTACTATTCAAATCTAAAAACACAGAACCAAGACCCCTTGGCAAACCAGTTGTTGGACCATTTGTTATTTGAGCATCTATTGGATTTGTTTTTAACTCAACATCAAAATTAAATCCTATTTCAGCTGATGACAAAGAAGCATTAACAGATGATACATTTATATTACCACCGCTTACAGTAAACTCTCCAATATAGTTATTACCATTTACAACTCTTAAAACAGCACCATTATTAAAATCTGCTGATACATCAAATACACCACTAGATCCGCTATATGTTTTTGCCATATCTAAGTTAAATGTAGAATCAAACTCACAAAGAACTATTTTTTTTGTTCCATCTCCAAGGTCATATTCTACATTTACAAATACACGATCATCAATAGTTACTGAAGAATGAAACTTACCGTTGGTTGTAAATTCTACCCAACCTGCACGTTGCTCTGCTCTATTAGAATTAAATACAGCCATTGTGCCATCATTGTTTATTACAAATACATAACTTTCAGATCTTGATAACGCTCCATAAAGAGTATTCATTTCTATTGGAGTTTTAATTAAATGAGAAGAAATAGTAGATATTGGATTTGCTACATAAGCAGCTTCACTATCACTAAACAAATACTCTCTTACAATTTGCCCACCTTTTTGAACAAATAATGTTGCACCATCAATAGATTGAGGTCTAATAAATCCAGAACCAAAAGGTGTTTGTCTTCTTATTTGTGCATTAGTAGGTGTAAGAGATTGATTTTGAAATGCTGGAACAAACATTTCTGCAGAAGCTGCAAAAATTTGTAAATCTCTATTTGAAACAATATGTCTAATTTGCTGTATTTCACCAATAGCAGCAGTAAGATGAATAGATTCATTATTCTTAGCTTCCGCAACATCAAAGTTATAATATGAAGCTATCTTACTAAACCAAATACTATCTGGTTGTGATATAGTACCAGCAAAAACTAATCTGTTTTCATGAAATGTAACAGCAGCAGGAAATCCACGAAGAGAAGAATAAGATTGCTCATCCCAACTTGTTGTTGGTGCATGAGTAGTTACGCTTGGTGTGCCACCGCCTAACTCTGAATCATTAGCAGAACCACCTGCTGTAAATGTAAAAACATCATCACTAATAATATTAGCAACAGTTCTTGATCCATTTAAATTACTTATACTTATACCACCAACAGTGTCACAATTAGAAAAAGTAATTGAATCACTTACTTTCATTCCATGATTAACAAGAGTAACTTCAACAATATTAGAACCATTATTAGTTCTAAGTGAATCAGGATTTAGTTTTACTGTTAAGGCATCAAGTATATCACCTGTTGCAACAGTTGAATTTGTAACACCAGTTATTTCTATTTCTTGTCCATTATATCTAACAGTTGTTCCAATATGTTTTGATGGTGAATCTGTATTCCAATATGCAGAACTAGTTGTTAACGTTACTCCACTGCCACTTGTTGCAGATGGATCAAGAGTTACACCGCCACTTTGAAATGCAAAGTATGGTTGATAAACTTGTTTATTGTCCGACTTTTGATCAAATTGAAAACCTTCTATTTGAAAAGTAGTAAGACTTGTTCTTACAATTTGTTGAGGAGCAAATGTTTGATGTGCAATAAACATAACATCACCAGCTTGTGCATATGTGTATTCATGTAAAAAATCATCATCAAATTTAAGAGCAGCACTATTTATATCTGCTGTTATTGTTTGAATTAAAGAAACTGCACCAGTGCTTGGATTTATTTGAAATACTCTTACTTTAGCATTTTCAAGAGAAATAATATATCTCTCATCATCAGAAAATATAAATGGTAATAACCTACATTGCTGTACTTTTGCTTCGTTAATAGTTGTATCAAACTGATGAATATTTTTTAAACCAGATCTTTTAATAACACCGCCTTCAGTTCTTATAAAAAAATTTTTTAATCTTTGAGCAGATTGATTATAAACTGCGGAGTCAGTTCGGGAATATAAAGAAGGGCTTACTTCACCAAATGCAAAGTTTGTTAATGGTACTCGTACTTTTCGCATTATGTTCGCCTATTAGTAATAAACCTATTTGTTGTAAGCTTTCTTGTTGTTTGTTGTTGTGAATCTAAATTTCTAGCTTTCATCATACTAGCTGCTGCTTGTTGCGACATAAGTGTAGCAAGAGATTGATCCCTTGCTAAAGATAATGCAAACACGGAAGCAAGTTCATATTCAACAGCTAATGTAAAATATGAAGGCCAATCTTGTTCATTAGCACGATAAGTAAAATCAAGAACCAAACTTGCAGAAGCGTCTTCATTGCAAAAAAGTTTATCACCATATGTTTGATATTCTATTGGAAAATCATTTACAGTAACAACATGAGTCATTAACCACCCACTAGGCAATTGATATGCCGCATCAAAACGACCTGTCGGTGCTTCAGTTAATCTATTTAATACAGCTTGATTTGTTGAAAATCTCCAACGTGTATTTACTAATGATGCTCTAGCAACATCTTCATACATATTAGAAGAAACTAACGCTTCATTATTACCATCATCAAAAGATGAAATAGGATCTGCACCTATTAAAATAAGAGCGCGGCTACATACATCTACTGGTGAATTTGCCGCTGTACTTGAAACCGCCATATAAAATCCTCAAAGAAAGGTGGGGCCGAAGCCCCAACCTATTAGTCGCCATCGGTCTCAGCTACTGCCGTACCATCAGATACGTCAACAACAGTACCAGTATTCGATAAAACAGTACAAAAATTTGTTGTCGGAACATTAGTATCGCGAACGATAATTAAGTCTCGAACATCAAGCATATTTGCTGCATCATTAAAATACCCAGAGCTGTTTACAGCGGCAATAGCATCAGCAGATGTATACATCCACAAGCTACCATTTGAATCACCACCGACACGAGTTAGTCCACTTGCACTAAAAGCCATTTTCTAACCCTCCTAGTTATTATCTAGCAGTTCGTATATACCATTGTCATCAATGACAACAGAACCCATTGACATCATTGATGTCGCTAGGTGCGATACTTTTTCTGCTACATAGTTTACTTCAGTCTGAACATCAGAGTTCACACCAATTCCAACTGCTCTCATGTGGTAAACAAAATTCTTACCACCAGCTAC